TAAACATGAGGAATAAAAGCTACTAAAAAACAAGCACTAAGAAAAATAAACGACTTCAATCTTCGATTTTTATAAAAACCCTTACTCATAAAAGTAAATTTTTAATTACTTAACTTTCCTTGAGATAATATATCAATTTTTTTCAGTTTTGGTAAATGATTATTATTCCACCACCACTCTTGAACCTCGTCATATGATTCTACCACAAAAGATTTGTTTTGACAAACAATTTTATAATGATGACGATCATAGGGTTCGTTACTTGTTTGTTTAAAAAATTTAGTCATACCCACTCTGGTTTGCGTGATGGGTCACGAAGATAGTTAGTAGCAACCCAAGGTTTAGATGCAATGTAGCGTTTGTATGCAGTGAAGATGTCAATACTTGTATCGTACTTGAACTCATCAGGACCTGCAAATACAAACATGTCAGAATGCTCTCTAACATGTCTGATGTATTGAAATGGAAAAATCTTTTCTGCATGTAGAATAGTAGATTCACAACTATGAACCTTGCCATACCTGTGTGTATACTCTTTACACAATGCTAGACCATGACGTATTAACCACGACCAGTTCTGTTGTGCCCAGATAGTACAAGGATGATTGCGGAACGCACCCTTGTCTGTTTTGTATGGTGTACCATCTAACTTAGGTAACTCGCCAATACCATGACCCCACTTCTTAGATGCTACGATAGATAACATCTGACATGTCTCTAGTGGCATCTTGACAATATGTTTGTCAGGTAATACTTGTGCTGACTTGATAGGATCAGGGTCAGTAACAAAAATGTTCATAATATAATAGGTCTTGTCTTAATAAAATATGCTGCCCTAATACTAGGATAGCACTCTCTCATCTTTTTGACAACAGCTAATTGTATTTCAATCACAGAGTTCATCTTTATCGCTTGTATCATCATATGTAAGAGTGCTTCCTCCATATGTTTTATATGCTTCTAAATCTGAGTAGACCTCAGATTCCAACTCGGCGGTTATGTCTTTGAGTTGTGTTATAATTTCTTTTAATCTTTCTTTGTTCATCTTCCCTCTCTAGATCTATTTCTTATTGTAATATGATTTCCTTCAATTGCAAACTCTAGATAATCTATATGATCCCATCCAAGTTCATCATATAATTGATTTAGTTTATCCATATCGTTCCAAAGATCAGTGGGAGTAGGTTCACCCCAAAATGGATTCTCGTCAGGATTCATTAGCGGTTCATCTTAATTTCTATGTTCTCTTTAATACTTCCCATATCAGACGAGGAAGCATTCATTCCTTGCATATCACCAGTATATGAATCAGTATGCATTACCTCATCGTAACCTGACTTCTCAAGAATTTTGTTTTTAATTTCCATTTGCTTTTTCTCTTTCTGAATACGTCTGAGAAAAGCATAGTATATAATTTGCGTAAAGTAAGCAAATGGGTTGGAGGATTTTTCTGGATTGAAATTATCTATGTATTGTAAACAATTCTCTATACCATCACATATCATATCCTCACGAAACATATAGTTTACAAAGTTTGGTTTATATGATAAGTGTGTAGCAATCTTCAAGAAACATTCTCCTATGTAATTAGGAACACGAGGTCTTGCTGTTCCATCGTCACGTGCCTTTAAGACAGAATTACGATAGACAGTAATTGCTGCTAGAAACTCTTTGTTATTGACATAATATTCTGTCTTCTTTCTCATTCTAGGCATTTCTGTTATCCTTATTGTAGGGGAAATGAACACAATTGTCAAGAGGGGGTTGACAAATGTTTAAAAAAGCAGTAGACTAACTCTGTCAAGGGTTAAAGGGGGGTCTAGCTTCTTTTATATAATTCTTCAAGAGCTTGTTTAGTTTTATTCACGGAACCTAAATTTCCCATATCACGGGTAAATTGTTTAGGATTAGCAGCTTCTTTAAATTGTGATAACTCTATATGTTGTCTTTGAACAGTGACATTATAAAAATTTTTTATATTATCATCTTCAACTTCAGTCATTGTGATAACATGTTTTTTAGGAAGAACGAATGTATGGTCAAAAGTAGAAGTAATCCATTCAGTTAAAGCAAAACCTCCGATCCTAAGATTTTGTTTAGTAGTATCTATCTTAGTCACTTCCATAGGACTATCAAGCACTAGACTATCATCATCAGGCATGTAAGAAACTTTTGATATAAGTTCCTCTCCAGTAGTAAGTTTAATTGTAGCGATAAAATCTTCTTCCATTAACTTGCTTTTAAATTTATCTTAATGACTTCATACTTAAAATTCTCTTCGTTGTATATAGTTACCCTTTCGTTGAGATGTTTTATGGTATAATTCTGACCTCCGATATCATCAGCAATATCATACAGTGTTGCTATACTCTTTCCCTCTCCCTTACGTAAGACTCTACCAATTGATTGTAGGTTTCGGATACGGGATTTGGAGGGCGACGCAAAGATGATGTTATGAAGACGCTTAATGTTAATTCCAGTTGAGAATGTGCCGTAACTGGCAACAATGACTGCATTGTCTTCCTCCTCTGTAATAAGACGAACCTCTTCACGGTCTACTACTTCAGTACCACCATGAACAAAGAAAACTTTTCTATCTTCTTTGACATTACTATTTATGAGATCGTATAAAGGTTCTCCATGCTTTTCAACGTAGTTAAATAGTACTAGGGTGTTACCTTCTAGGTCTTTAACTAAATTTTTAATGAGGTTATTACGACCACGATGCTCAACCAAATAGTCTATCTCATCATGATATGTTTCAAAATGTTGAGAAGAGTGTTTACACAGTAGTATTTTAATTCTAAATTTAGATAGGTAACCTGACTTGATAAGATCATCTGTCTTAGTTACTTGATCACAAGATCCAAAAAGACCTTCAAGTACCCACTTATGAGTCTTAGATCCGTCTAGTGTTCCAGTAAATCCAAACCTATACTTAGCATTATGCAACTTAGTCATGATGCCAGTCAGTGATTTACTCTTGAATAGATGTGCTTCATCACCAATGACACAATCTATGTCATCAAAATATCTCTTGGGAAATTTGTAGATAGATTGCCAAGTAGATATTATAATATTCTTATCAGTAACCTTATCCTTACCACTGTAAATCTTATGAATAAAGTCATCAGCGTTCCACCCGTAAGAAACAAAATCATTGACCATCTGCTCAACGAGGGATGTAGTTGGGACGACTATAAGTATCTTCTTTGCGGTGGCAGCATAGTATCTGACTATGGCGTAGATCATGAGGGATTTTCCAGATCCCGTAGGAGAAAGTAATAACTTACGATTGTTCTTTATTGCTTCATAGACAGCATGATATTGATAATCTCTAGGTTCTATCTTAGAGATTTTTTTCATGTATTGTTTTACTGCTGGTAATGAGACTAATTTATTGTCCTGACTTATATCTCCATACCAATCATTTTTTTCATACTCTACAATATATTGTTTCTCATCTGCCCATGTTTGTACATGTCTCATTAGACCATGATACAAATCTCCTGTAGCAGGAGAGTATAGACGTATAGTTCCGTCCCAGTATTTGTATCTGGGATTTCTTTTTAAAAACTTAGCTTCTGGTACTTCAAAGGTAAAGTAGTCTGCTAGTTCTCTATGGACGTATTCCTCATCAGAATGAATAGTTATATAAACTTCATTCTTTTTCTTTACTGTTAGATGTGTCATTACTGTCCATTAACAAATTTCTCCCACTCAATAGCACTCTTTATTTGAAATCCTCTGTTAGATATTTGCTTCATAACCTGATCTAGAAAATATAACATCTGTTCTAGATACTTGATCTTTGCCTCTAGGTTGATGATTTCATCATCAGACTCTATGTAGACCTTCATCTTTTCAGTTGTTTTTATATGAGATCCAAATGGTTTAGCAGCATATGTCTTAGCATCCGCTTCACCAGAATAGTACTCACGTTTTTCTTTTACTAATTTACGAATTTCAAACTCTAAAGAAGTTTTTATTTGAGATGTGTCAGTGTAATGGTTTAAGTATTTATTGTGTTGGAAAGGGATGTCTAATGCAAGCTGTCCCAGATCAGCACTGTATTGTTTATTTTTAAATTGAAAATCTACGTGACTATCTTCTGTCCAATCTGCTCTCAGTTTTTCAAATTTATTACGAAGGGTTTCAAAATTCATGCAAATGGTCTCATCTTCTCATTAAGTATATCGTACTTTTCATACTTAAACGTAACGTCAGCAAGTAAGTAGTCTATATCTCCTACTGTAGCATCAAACGGTACTCCTGACAAGCTTATTGGGAATAAATTAATAAACTCTATTACATGATTTACATTGGAATGAGAGGTAAGAACAAACAACCTACCATTAGAATATAAATCTGGAGTTCCCTCAGCAGTTCTAGAATCAGCAAGTCCATAAGTTCTGATCCAGTTATGAATAGAATAATAATTTTTTAACTCCTCATCTATCATAAAACGAACAGATAGATCACCAAATGATACTCCACCACTAGGAGCAATAGGTACACCTCTGAAGGGTGTTTGTACCTCAGCAAATGGCATGGATATATCTGGTATGGAAGCGGACTGACAGAAAAAATCTACACCATGAAATATCTGTAGATCTAATTTAAAACCTACAGGTATCAAAAAATTTCTATTTTTAGGTTGCTCGTTATACCATTCAGCAGCCATGATTACTTCCTAGTTACTATTATTTAGTGTACCACCAGTAAGGACCTTCGCCAGGACCTCCTGTATAATCATCGTCATCATCATCCCACGTAATATTAATGTTTGGTGGTCTTCTTTTCTTCCAAGTCTTTACTGTAATAATTGTAGCAACTGTTGCAGCAGATACTATGGGTGAAGCAAAGAGTAGTATCTTTTGTAACATCAGCTCCAGTATTCGTCTAATATGTCCAGTACATTATTTAGTATCATTTGTGCAGCTGCTCTTTCGTTTTCATCCCAATGTGGATACCATTGATGTTTGTGTAATCCGTCTTTCATACGCATTATCTTCGCAGTCATTTGTACTTTATCCAATCTACCATTCATATCATACTAGAGTTTGTATTATTATATCATGTCCAATAAAAAAAGGGAACCCGTAGGTTCCCTTTTGATAACATATGTAGTCTGTATTACATAAGGTTCGCAACACGAACACGTCTGTAGTACTGGTTAAGACCTGCACCGAGTGCTTCAGCATCAGGTGTACCGTTCGCTTTAACAACGAATGGGTTAGCAACCATACCATAACGT